GCAAGATCCGTATCGTAGAAGCGGAAGTAATTGGACCCCAACGCGCCATACGCACTGTTGAGGTTCACCTTGCGAACCATCTGCTGATTGTTGTAGGCGGCAATCTGCTTCGTCAACACCGCATACTGCGGGTCCGTCTTGTCCAGCTTCTCTCGCGCTTTCTTCGCGTCGGTCGCCATCGTCTTGAACCTGACACGTTCGTCATACAACGTCTTGAGCATCGCGGGAAGAAACCCCTCGGTGTCTCGACGTGTCAGCACACCGTTGGCGGCAATCGCATACTCGCCTTCGGTATGCTCTGCCACGCGTGGACGGTTGAGCAACTGATCGATGGTGTGCCATGCGCCGCTGACTTTCGACAGCAGTGTTTCCGGCGATAAGTTCCACTCCCGAATGATATGCGGATACATCGAGGCTACGTCAAAGCTCACCACCCATTCGTGCTGCCCGACGAGCGGGTCTTTGACGAACGCCCCTGCATACTGCTCCGTCTTCTCCACTTCACGACGCGGTGGGATCTGGATGTGTCGCGCACGCAGATAGTGATAGATCATGATGTCCCACAGCCGCACCTGCCGGAAGGTATCGACATAGTTGGCTTTTGCGCTGTAGGCCAACGCGCAGACAAGTTCGATGAGCTTGAGCTTCTGATCGAGTTCGTCCACGAGTTCCACGTCCTGAATGTTATAGTCGATGAACTTCTGATGGTTCTCACGATAGAGCTTCGCCAGTGAGCGATACTCGTCATACGAGAGCTTGCGCTTGCCGAGTTCGACATGCGCGATATGATCGAGGCGATAGCTCTCCTGCTGCGTGTAGGTGAACTTCTTGTAGAGTTCAAGGTAGTCGAGAATCGCAACCCCACGAATGTCCACGACTTGCTGATCGCGTCCGTGCAGGGTGACGGTGCGCTGGGCGATGCGTCCAAGCGGGGAGAACTTCAACATCGCCGACTCATCGAGCACACGGCTCACGCGGTTCACGAGATACGGCATATCGAAGAACTGGACATTCCAGCCCGTCACGATATCGGGATAGTCCCCTTTCCCTCGCCAATCCGAAAGGAACTGTGTGAGCAACGCCGCTTCATTTTCGCAGTGATGATAGGTGACACCCTCTTGCGGTGTGTACGGTTTTGTCCCATACACCACGACACCCGACTGGCCGCGATGACGCCACTTGACGGTGATCGCCGTCACTTCCTGAAACGGATCGTCAGGGGCGGCGAATGCTTCGTCGGATGCGGTTTCGATGTCGAGGTTCCAGATATACAGACGATCCATATCGGGAAGGATCTCGGTATCTCCGTAGGTATCCGCGAGCGCCATGTATTCGCACTGAATGTTGCCATACGCGTCGGGATGCTGCTCAAGAAAGTCGCGTCCCTCGTTGAGGCTGTCGCAGAGATGCGGGAGCAGCGGCGCGCCATCGAGTGTCGTCTCGCCGGTGTATTCAGTTGTCGGGAGATAATAGGTGGGTTGATACTTCAGTTCGATGAAGTGCGCCTGACCCTCGGCGTCCCGTGCGCGAATATAGACACGGGAGCCGATGGTCGTGGTGAAGGTATACTGAAGAGAGGCGTCGGGCGTGTGCTGAACAACTGGACGAAACGATGAATGCTTCATGCAGCGATCATACCCGATTCATGCTAACTCTGCAAGAGGGACTTCAGTGATCGCCCCTCGGGTCCACCTGTTGGCGGCAGGACATCGGGCGTCACGATGCCCGTCATCATCTGTCGATAGACGTTCTGCATCTGCTCGGCCGCGGGCACCGCAAACAGCACATGCAGCGTGGAGATCACGAGGTTGTCGCTCTCTCCGTAGGGAATGACCGGCGTCAGCGCGACTCGCGCACGCCCAGACTCGGGGTCCATCATGATATTCGGACGCACCGCGTCTTCGACGAGCCAGTTGATCTGCTGATCATCGAGACGTGCCTTGCCGATGATGTCTTCGCCCGAGGAGAGATGAAGCACGAGGATATTATCCACGACGCACCTTCTTCGGAGTCATCTTCTTTCCGCCCTTCTTGGGTGCCGTCTTCTTGACCGCTGTCTTCTTCGTCACGGCTTTGCGCACACGGGTTCGCGTCTTCTTTGCCGCTTCGTACTGCGTAATCGGTGGGAAGTCATCGGCCACCGTCTCGAAGTCCGCATTCAGCGCGTCGTAATCGTCCTGCGCCGCACGGCTCCACTCCTCGAAGTCGAAGTGATCGTTATACGGATCGTCATCGAGCGTGCCCTGTGCGCGGCGCACCCACTGATAGAACTGATACGATAGCGCAATACCAACAATAACCACCAATACCGAAATCACAAACGTTGCCATTACTACTGCTCCTTCTGTTCAAATGTCTCTTGCAAGATGTCAATGCGCGTATGAACGTCCCGCGCCACTTCGTCAATCCGCTGATCAAGAAGTGTCTGTGTGTCGTTCAACGCGCGATACACATTCTCCACTTCTCGTTCACTATCCCGCTGCTTGTTGGTCAACCAGATGCCAAAGCGAGCACCACCAAGCAGTGCCAAACCCACCAGAATCAGTTCCAGTATACTCATACGTCCTCCACAAAACAATTATACCACGTCGCGATAGGTTCGCAACAACCATTCATACTCTGCACGAATGCCGTCTGCCAGCATCGTGCGCGGTTCGTACATCAAATGCACACGCGCACGAGAGATGTCGGCATGGGTGTCGCGCATATCGCCACGCTGCACGCCCACATTTTCCGTCTGTAGCACATCTACACCGACGACACCACCCAGAACCCCGAGTGCGTAGGTCAGCGACACTTGTGCTCCACCGCCGATGTTATAGACGGTGCCCGACTGGCCGAGATATGCCGCACGAACGGTGCCGTCCACCGCATCGCGCACATAGGTGAAGTCCCGTCGCTGTTGTCCGTCACCGAAGATTGGCAACGGCTGGGCTTCAATCGCGGCTTTGAGAAAGATATGGAATGCCATATCCGGTCGCTGTCGTGGACCATACACGGTGAAGTAGCGCACCGCGACAGTAGGCAGACCGTACGAATGCTGATACAACAGACAGAGATGCTCCGCTGCGAGCTTCGTGACGCCGTAGGGTGAGATGGGTTGCGGTAGTCGAATCTCACTGAATGGGGCGGCCGATGTTCCATACACCGACGACGTAGACGCATACACGAACTTCTTCAAGCGCGTGGCGTGCTGCACACACGCTTCCAGAAGAATCTGTGTTGCCGCAATGTTGTCGGTGAGATACGTGTCGAACTGCTTGCCCCAACTGGCACGCACCCCCGGCTGCCCTGCGAGATGAAACACATACTCCACATCCGGCAACACCGTCGCCCAGTCGGTATGTGCGATGGTGCGTTCGATGAGCGTAAACCGTGGATGCTCCCATGCGGCCGCGATGTTCTGCCGTTTCTGCACGCGTGAGTAATAGTTCGTGAAACAATCGACACCGATGACATCGTGCCCGTCGGCTAGGAGTCGATCTACGAGGGTCGAACCAATAAAGCCGGCCGCGCCGGTGACGAGGACGCGCGACATTAGACCCCCGTGGACCCGAAGCCACCTGCACGATTCGTCTCACGCTGTGGCAGATCCAAGCGCGACGGCACATCATGGGTCACCAGATACGGTGTGGGTGGGAGATAGAGCAACTGCGCGATACGCATTCCGTGTTCAATGACGAACGGCGGCGCCGTCGGTGGAGCGATGTAGGACAGGAGCACCTGCACTTCATCGCGATAGTCCGCGTCGATGACACCCGGCGCATTGATGACCTGCACACCCTTCGCAGCGAGTCCGCTACGACTACACACAAGGGCGGCCCAGTGTTGGGGAAGCGCGAGAAACAAACCCGTCGGCACGCGAACGGTCGTGAGCGGTTCAAGACGAAGGCGCGTCTGTACGGGCAGAAACGCGCAGATGTCATAGCAATACGCTTCGGTGGTCTTTTGCTCGGGGAGCACTGCTATACTCTGCTGCCCAAAATACTCGTCATCACAGCGATCCCGATAGATGTGAACCGTGTTTCCACCAGACTTCACGCGCCCAGTCCACGGCAGCACGGTACCGTAGAGTTCGTTCTGTGTCTTCTCATTCATATGTTGTTCACCCATAATGATATGTTGTTCACCCATAATGAATACTCCTGTTAGAGTCTTTTCTTACCGATCTCGTACTTGGCAACGAGAATCCAGTCATCCTTTTCGCGATACGGCAGCACCGTCATTTGGTTGGGTGGTAGCACAGGGTCTGCGCTGCGGTGCGGCTCCACCAGTTCCACCAATCCCCATTCGGACAGCATGTTCGCAATCGTGTTGCGTCGGGCCTTGTCGGTGTCGTCGAACACGGTCTGCTGTGTCTTGCCGTCCAGCAGAAAGAGTTCCTTGAAGTGGACAATGTAGTAGCGCCCCTGCTTATGCAGAATATGGCACGACTGATAGAGTTTGCGGTCCTTCCGAGACGCAATGCCAATGCGCGTCAGCGTTTCTTTGACTTTCAGAAAGTCATCTGCGGACGGCAAGCGAACTTCGACGCATTGATTGATGATTGCGGCGATGTGCGGCGGAAGTGTCTTTTCATTCGTCATGACCTGTACCCTTTGATGCGAAGCCGCCCTTATAGGTGCGCTGTCGCATATACGTTAGTTGGTCTGACGAATGAAGGTTCGTGAGGGGTATTGCTTGGCGGAGAGAGCACCCATAATACTCAGCCACGACCCGCGCATCCTCAGACACGTTATGTTTCAACCATTTACTAAACCGCTTTCTCGGTCTGAGGGTATTTAGCAGGAACAGAAACTGCAAACGTTTGTCGAGCCACGCCCGTTCATTCATGAGGTTCGCTGCCAGCACGCTATCCTGAAAATACGACAGCGCACGATTCACGATGAACGGGACATAGTTTTTCTCGAACGACGGGTCTGACAAACCCGACGTGTCCTTCGTGAGCGTGACGGCATTGACGTATTCAAAGACGGGCGACTTCTTCTGGGCCATTACGCCTCCACCTGTAGCCCACCCATGAGATCCGTGAGACAAGCCAGCATGTTCAAGCTCTTGTCTGCCGCAAACGCGGACCGATACGAGTAGTCCGCGAGCACGAGAATCGTTTGCGGAAGATCGCTGCTCTTGATGTGCTTGGGCAGATGCTCTGACAGCATCCGATAGAACGCACTCTCGTCTACGTCCTCATGATCACTCATCCACTTGCGCACCGCATTGAAGTCGGCGGTTGACAGCGCCTTCATGAGCACCGCCACATCCTTGTCCGACACCTGTGAGAGAATATCCGCCTGCAAGGTGCCCGTCGCACTGAACCGCTGCAACTCATTCAGCGTGCGGCGGAAGTCGGGAAAGTGCTGCTGAATGACGGCCAGCACGAGCTTGCGGTCATACGTGACGGACTCCGCATCCAGAATCTCGAACACACGCTTGGCAAACTGTGTCATGACCGTCGGGCGTTCCGTCTTGGGTACCGCAAAGTTCACAACGGAACACCGCGAATGCAGCGGCGCGATGATGCGGTTGCTGTGGTTGCACGTCAGCACGAACACACACGAACCCGCAAACTCTTCCATGAACGCACGCAACGCGGGCTGCGTGGACTGCGGATTGAGATAGTCGGCTTCGTCAAGGATCAGCATCTTACGCTTGCCATCGAACGAGATACTGGACGCAAAGTCCTTGAGCTTCGTCCGCAGCACGTCGATGCCGTTCTCGTCGGACGCGTTGATCACCAGCACGTCCATATCGAGGTCCGCCGCAATCGCCCGCGCGACGGTTGTCTT